CCGGCTACATGAAGGACGAGGAAAAGGCGAAGGAAGCCAAGGCCGACGACAAGCCCGCCGCGCCCGTCAAGCTGTCCAAGCGGGCCGAGTTCATCGCCAAGGCCAAGTCCGCCGTGGCCAAGTTCTCCGGTTGGGACGCCTTCTACGCCAAGAAATCGACCATCGCGCAAGCCCTTGAGGCCGGTATGCAGTGGGATGCGACCCCTCCCGGCTTCTATGACGTGCAGGCCGCGTTCAACGGCGTCGTGACGGCGATCCTTGGCGAGGACGAAATGCCTGCCGACACGAAGGCCGAAGCCCTGCTGAAAGCCGCGACCGACTACGCGGAGATTCTGCTTGGCCTCGACAACTACTTCGACGCCTTCATCAACGCCGGTGAAGAAACGGTTGCCAAGGCGTTTGAACAGGACGAGCAGCGTGAGAAGCTGGCGAAGTGGGCCGAAGGCTACGCGCAGTTCGTCGCGGGCGTCACCGTCGAAACCACGGCGGCTCCCGCCAAGGTCACGAAGGCAGCGGAACCCGCTGCAATCGATTACAACGCGATTGGCACCACGGTTGCCGACCTCGTGAAGAAAGCCATCGATCCGCTCACGGAACGGGTCGAGGCCGTCGCAGGCACGGTTCAGAAGATGTCCGACCGTCGCCCGACCAAGAAGGCAGCGGACCTGTCCGACAACGGGAACGCTGCACCTGCACCGAACAAGGAGCAGAAGGCCGTCGAAACGACCGAGGATTGGATTCGCTCCAAACAGCGCAAGTCCCTCGTCGGCTGAACTACCTCGCCTGCGGCGAACTCGACCGAAACCGAAACAACGACGACTGAGAAAAAGGAACTCACACCATGAAGATGAAAGAAATCCTCGCCAAAGCGGACATGGCGCTGTCCGATCTGGCAACCGCTGGCCTGATGCAGCCAGAACAGGCCAACAACTTCATCCGCATCCTGATGCAGGACACCGCGTTTCTGGATGACGTGCGGCTGATCAACATGTCGCGGCCCAAGATGACCGTGAACAAGCTGGCGCTGAACACCCGCGCCCTGCGCATCGCCAACCAAGGGACCATTTCCTCGCCGCTCTCGGGCGAACAGGGAACCCGTGCGATGGCCCGCGCCGACCGCACCAAGGTCACGACCTCGAAGGTCGAACTCGACACCTTCGAAGTCATCGCGGAAGTCAACCTGCCCTACGAAGTGCTGGAAGACAACATCGAAGGCGGTCAGATCGACAACACGCGCTTCCAAGCGACCGTGCTGGAACAACTGGCGGGCCGCATCCGCATCGACATCGAAGACGTGCTGCTGAACGGCGACACGGCCTCGGTCGATACCTTCCTGCAAGTTCGTGACGGGATCATCAAGCAGACCGCTTCGAACATCGTGAACAACAGCGGTGCCGCCCTCGACGCCGTGACGTTCAACGAAATGATCCAGACGCTGCCCGACAAGTTCAAGCGCGTGATGAACCGTTACAAGTTCTACGTCGCCCACAACAAGGCCCTGCAATACATGATGCAGGTGGCGCAGCGTCAGACCGGACTTGGCGACAGCGTTCTTGTCGGCGGCAACGGCGTGAACTTCGCGCCCTTCGGCGTCCCGCTGGTCGGCGCGGCCTCCATGCCCGCAACGCAGGCCCTGTTCCTCGACCCGACCAACATTCTGTTCGGCGTCCAGCGCAACATGCGCATGGAATTCGACCGGGATACCCGTGAGCGCGTCCTGATCATCGTTTTCACGATGCGCTTCGACTTCAAGCTGGAACAGGAAGACATGGTGGTCAAGGCCATCAACATCGGCTGATCCATCTTCGGTAGGCTTTGGCGTCACACACCAATCAACACCAGAGTCTATCTAGGAGTTAACATACCATGGCGATCAAGAAAGCGAACACGGCAACACTGATCCGGGGACAGACCTACACCCTCCGTCACCCGGATCACAAACCGCAGTCTCCGAAAGATGCACTGCGTTTTGAACGGGGCATTCCCGTGGTGATCGAAGACCTCAGAATTCTCGGTATCCTCCAAGACATGATGGAGGAAGTCGAAGACGGGGAGGGCGAGGTTTACGAGAAGCCCGTGTTCCGGGTTGACCGGAATGTGGACGCTCCCGAAGCGGTTGGTGGCCCGAAGCGGTTGTCGGCAACGCGAGTGGTCAAACGGCGGATTGCCAAGTAAGGCAGAGCCACAAGGTACAAGGGGCGGGGCAACCTGCCCCTTACGCTACAATCGATTGCAGCGAGGATAAGACACCATGGCAACCAAGTTCTGCAAAGTGGAAGACGTTCTCGCTGTGATGCAGACCGAGGAAGGCTATACTCGGGATAACAATCTGATTGAAATATACATCGAACAAGCCAGTGCCATTATCCGGCAATATACTCGCCGTGAATGGGATGAGGCCGAGTACACGGATTATTTGGACACAAACGATATTGACGTTATGGTCAATAAGGGTAAAGGCGTCTACATAGTCACGTTACGAGAAAGACCCGTTAGCATCGATGAACCTGATTACCCCAAGGTTAGATACAGTGCGACAGGCCGATGGGATGATGTCGCCGATCTTGATCGTAGTGCCTACACGGTTGATGCGCGCAAGAATCAGGTAGTCATGTATCCCGGCCTCATGTCTAGTCGTCCACGCGCATTGCGTGTTGTGTATCGCGCGGGTTATGGGTTGACTGAGGTTGGGGGGGACACAGTAGCAGTTCCGGCGAACATAGCGGCGGCGTGTATAGCCCAAACAGCCTTCTATGTTAGACGGGCGTTGAATAACGTATCAGGGACCAACCGCAAAGATTCCCATGAACGTCTAGCCTCGTACGGTATGGGCCAGACCGGGCTGATACGCGAGGCCCTTGCCCTTATCAAAACCGAAGTAAGACTGTTTGTTGGTGGCTATGCGTAATGTACGCGTCTTTGAGGTAGAACTTGGCGAACTCGTAGTGAGGGCGTTCGGCTCCCTTAGACGGGCTGTAGGTTTTAGCGGTCGTGCGGAAACTCGTATGGCGATAGAAATGCGCGAAGCCATACGCATTGAATTGCGTAACGCAGTCGAAGAATCCTCATTCCCCGTTCGTACGGGTAGGGGTAAGAGCGTGGCCCTGAACGGGGCTAGGGTTTTTGGAACTAGCTTCAACAGTCTGCGGGGCCATATTATTGCCCCGGGTTACGTGAAAATGCTTGAAGGTGGCGCGGACATATTACCGGAACGCAGCGAGTTCTTGGCCATTCCGTTTGGCTACGCCCTACGTCCAGACGGCACACCTAAGCTTCCCTCGCCCCGCTCGTGGCAGAACATACGTAAGACGTTTGTGTACCGCAGTAAGAAGACTGGCGGTCTGTACATCGCGTATAAAAACGATGACGGTATACAAGTTCTCTACGTGCTAGTTGAAATGGTCGAGGTCAAAGGTCGAGGTTTTCTAGCGAAAGCATGGGCGCGTCGTCAACGTCCCTTGGCGGCACAGTTCGGTCAAATCATGCTGTCGGAAATCAGTAGAGTAGACCTGCTAAATCTTGCTAGAGTGACCTACAAAGGTCGCGGAAGCACGGGGGTATGACATGGAATTGCCGCTCGTTAAAACAACCTCGACAGAATTGGGCCGCAGTGTGCGGCAACGTATCTTTGATGCGCTTGAGACTAAGATTCTCACCATGGAAGATAACGGCGAAAAAATGTGGAGGGCAGTCTACTACGGCGATCCCGAAGAACTAGGTAACGATAAGGCCCCTTTCATTGCAGTCGATTGCGGGACCGAGGAAAAACTCCAGAATTACGGTGGCTGCACGATATACCAATTACCCGTTTTCCTGCATATGCGGTGGCAGAACAAACGAGGACTGGACGCAACAGATAGATACCTATACTATCTGGCCTTGCTACAGAAGGCAGTCTTGGCGGATCATAACCTTGGCGGTCTGACGCAGAATATCGAAGAAAACGACAATACACACACCATCATGGGCATCGCTGATGCCTACCCCGGCGGGACTCTGAGCGTTACGATTCAGTATAAGACCCGTCTTCATGACCCGTTCAAGTCCCCGCACGATCCAAACACCTGACGTAGAGAAAAGGAACCTGACATGTCTGTCAAACCGTCGATGAGAACGTCGCTGAGTGTTATGCTTGGCAAGATCGAAGTCACTCGTGGCGTCGATCCTAACCCCACCACCGCTGCCGACGCCTTCCTTGTCGGTGATTTCGACATCCAACTTGACCCGACGCCGCTGGAACGGAATGTGTTCCGCACGTCCTTCTCGCCTGTGCCTAATGGCGTTGGCCGTAAGGTGGTTAACGTCACTTTCTCGCACGAAATCAAAAGTGCCGGCGACGTTGGCGTGACACGCCCGAAACTTGGCGTTGCGTTGCGGGCTTGCGGGATGAAGGAACTGCTGATCACGGCTGGTGCGGCAAACCAGATTGAGACGCCCTCCAAGTTCGGCACTGTGAATGGCCCGGCAGTGACGTTTGCCAAGACCACTGTTCCGACCTCGCGCTTCGGCTCTTACATGATCGAAGTCGTTACGGGTGGCGCATCTGCCACTGCGGCTGTCCGTGTCTCGCGTTGGGCTTCGGGTGTGCCAGACGCTACCGTGTTGCCTAACACTCGTATGGCCGCTCGTGTGAACAAGTCGTCGGCAACCACGCTGACCCTCGGCGGCACCTCTGCGGCCCCGACCTTCACCGTGGCAGGCACCCCGGCCACCGGCGACACGCTCTACGCCGTTGTAGGCGGCGAGGTGTTCGTCTACAGCGCCACCGCAGGGCAGACTGCCGCGCAGGTCGCTACCGCCCTTGCGGCTGTGATCGACGCGGATGCTCGTTTGACTGCTACGGCTGTCGGCGCGGTCATCACTGTTGGCTTTGCCTCTGGCGCTGCCGCTGTCGTGATTACCTCGGGTTCCACGGCTATAACTCTTGGTGCTTCCGGCGCACAAGTAACGCCTTCGTGGACTGGCAACCTCGTTGTGGGGCAGAAGTGGGTTGTACCGCTCTACGAGACGGGCTACATGTATCGCCCTACTTCCAAGAACGCGGAAGTCGAGACGATGACGATTTACGGCTACAAGGACGGCGTTCTGCATATCATCACGGCCTGTATGGGCACCGTCACGTTTACGGGTGAAGCGGGTAACGTCGCTGTCGCCAACTTCGAATTCCAAGGAAACTACGTGGACCCATTGGAGGAGCCCGCGCCGCTTGACGCCGTGTTCGAAGAAACGATTCCTCCGCAGGTCGAACTGGCTCAGATGTCTATCGCAGGCGACAACGATTTCTGCGCACAGTCGTTCACGTTTACTTTGGCCAACCAAATCAACTTGAAAGAGTGCATCAACGCCGTTAGTGGTTACGATGGCGCGCAGATCACGGCCCGAGAACCCACCGCACAGTTGAACCCCGAGGCGACTTACGAAGCCTATACTGGCATGTGGAACAACTTCTCCAAGTCGGAGCAGTTCCCCCTGCACCTGCGAGTTGGCTCCACGGCTGGCAACATTGTGCGCTTCTACGCGGAACGTGCCAACTTCACGGGTTTGACCTACGGCGACCGGAATAACGTCGTTACGCTGGAAGCCAATATGCAACTGAACGGTCTTTCGCCGTCCGGTGATGACGAACTGCGAGTCGCTTTCGTTTAATAGCGGACCATTTTAGAGTCATAGGGGCGGGTTATTCCGCCCCTATGCTACAATCGATTGCAACAATTGACTTCCGAAGTAATAGAAAGTAAATTCAAGCAAAGCAACGAAAGATCACGCAGATGTCCGCAGCGCACTACACACTATATAAAGGCGGTCTGTTTTCGTATATAGGCGAACTGCGAATCCCTGTGAATAATGTACCGCTTGTTGATTACACGGGCTGGACTATTGGAGGAAGATTCGAAGACCACGCAGGGCAGCAACTCCCCATACTCACCGTAGAGTGGTTATCTATATCCACTGGCCTATTTAGATTCAAAATTTCCCCATCCGATCATTCAGCGTTGAAATCCGGCAGAGACTACAAACTGTACATTGTCCCCGTGACACCGACAGGCGATGCCCTAGTTCCGATAATTATCACTGTGTCCGTAAAGGAAACTTGATATGTCGGTTACGTTCTGGCCAGAGTACGGAATGAGCGTAGGTATTAGGGCGGAGTTTGCCTCCGAACAATACAAAGTGATCACGGAGCCGTCAGATTCGTTAGTGGTGACAGTTGTTCCGTACCTGATGGGCGAACCGGGATCACCTGCGGCCACTTACGAGCATTTGCAGAGTTCTCCATCGACTTTGTGGGTCGTAAACCATAACTTTGGTAGGAATCCTGTGCTATCCGTGCTAGACAGCGCTGGTAGGGAAGTGGTAGCCGACGTTCTGCACACAAGCCTGAATCAGTCTCAGGTGTACTTCAATCAGCCAATCACGGGCAAAGCCCTAGCGAGGTAAAATCATGGCGAGAGATTTTCACACTAATATCAACATGCAGAGCGGGGCCAGAATCGTCGGCCTGCAAAGTGCGGCTGCGTCAGACGAACCCGTCACGCTGGCTCAGATGCAGGCTCAACTAGAAGGCGTTTCGTGGAAGGACAGTGTTCGTGTCGCTTCTACGGTTTCGCTGACACTGACCGCACCGGGCGCGACCATCGACGGCGTAACCATGTCGTCCGGTGAACGGGTTCTGGTGAAGGACCAAAGCACGAATACTCAAAATGGCATATACATTTGGACAGGGGCGTCGTCTACCATGACACGCGCTTCTGATGCCAGCACTTTCGATGAACTGGAAGCCGCTGTTGTCCTCGTTGAGGAAGGCACGGCAAACGCCGGGACGAAGTGGCGTCAGACGCAAGTCAACGGGGTGATAGGCGCCAGTGCGGTGGTGTGGCAAGCGGATACGACTACGGTCCCTGCCGCTTCTGAGACGACATCTGGCATCGCTGAACTTGCGACACAATCAGAAACTGACACCGGAACTGACGATGCCCGCATTGTCACGCCGCTTAAACTCGCTACGTGGTCTGGTCGCAAGCGCAAGACTTCGGCGGTCATCGGTGACGCGAGCGCAACAAGCTTCAATATCGACCACAATTTCAACATGCGGCAGGTCGTTGTCGAGGTCTACAAG